CCAAAATGTCCTACGAGGACATGAAAAAACAATACGACGAAATGACGGCCAAGGCTTCCAAAATGAAGGAAGACATGATGGCCATGGAAAAAGAAATGAAGGGCAAGGCTGATTCCGCTGAGGGTCGCGCTGATGCGTTGGCTGAGGAAGTTGAAAGCCTTAAATCTGAACTCGAAGCTGCTAAGGAAGTCAACCTTGATTCCCTGGTGGAAGAGCGTGTGGCCCTGATCGATAAAGCTCGTGTGAATCTTGATAGCGAATTTGATTTTGCTGGCAAATCTGCTCGTGAAATCATGGAAAGCGCTGTTAAGGCTGTGCGTGGTGATGTGGATCTGTCGGAGAAATCTGATGATTATGTCACTGCCATGTTTGACACGCTTTCTGAAGTTGCCAAGCGCAACGATTCCCCCGAAACGGAAGAGCTTCGTAAAGCTGTTTCTTCCATTGCCTCTCCTGCTGTGAATCACGATTCCTACTGGGAAAACGTGACCAATGCCTGGAAGGCTCCTCTCGCCACTTCTAAGGAGGCTCGCTGATTATGGCCGTTACTTTCTCTGCTTCTGGAACTGCTACTGCTGGTGGCGTCCAGACCGTTTACGCTCTCACCCATCAGGCTCTCCTTGAAGGCCAACTGAGCGACATTCGCGATAACACCATCTCCACGCAAATTGCTGAGGCTGGTGCCGTTGCTTTCGGTAATGTTGTTGTTTACAACTCCGCTGGCACTGTTGCGAATTCCGCTAAGACCATCGCTGCTACTGGCGACACTGCTCTTGGCGTGAACGTGCTCACTTATGTTGATGAGCAAGCCACTGATTCTGATTCTCGTCCTGCTGTTGCTAGCGGCATGGTGATGAACGTGGCAAACGAAGGCGCTGTTGCTGTTTATGTGACTGGTGCCGTGACCCCCGCTTCTCCTGTGCGTGTGCTTTATTCCGCTAGCGGCACTGGCAAGGCTGGTCAGTTCTCTCATGCTTTTGCCTCTGGTAAGACTGTCCGCCTCTCCAACGCTCGCTTCCTGACCAGCACCACCACTTCTGGTGTGGCGATCCTGGAGCTGAATGGCCCCAGCTTCACTCTTTCCGCTGATTCCTGATAGGAGGCCCCAATGACTTTTGATCGTTTTGATGCTGAAGCTGGACTGTTTCTGAGCCGTCAGCTTGAGTACATTCGTCCTCAAATCTTTGAGACGAAGTATGCGGATATTAAATATCCCACCATTCTGCCCGTCACTTCTGAGGCTGGTCCTGGCGCACAAACCTACACCTATCGGGTGATGGACGCCACTGGCGAGTTCAAGATCATCTCTGATGCTGCTGATGATCTGCCTCGTGCTGACGTGACTCAAGTCGAGAAGACCATCAACATCCGTTCCATTGGTGGTTCTTTCGGCTATACCGTGCAGGAACTGCGTGCTGCTCAAATGGCTGATGTGGCCCTTGAGCAACGTCGTGCTGCTGCCGTGCGTCGTGCTTATGAGGAGAAGGTTGAGAGCATCGCCATGTTCGGTGACACTTCGGTGAGCCTGACTGGTTTCTTCAACAACTCCACTGTGGACGTCTACACCGCCGACAAGTGGTTCACTGATAGCGGCACCACTTCCCAGGAAATGCTGGATCTGCTGAACTATGGCGTTAGCGCCATTGTGAACGGTTCCCGCATGGTGGAACAGCCCGACACCATCCTCATGGCTTATGAGGACTACAACGTGATTGCTACTCAGCGCAATTCTGATTCCTCGGACGTTACTGTTCTGGAATACTTCCTGCGTACCAATCCGTTCATCCGCAACATCGAGCCTATCAATCAACTCGATGCTGACAATAGCGGCCTTATTACCAACCGCATGGTGGTGTATAAGCGCGATCCTGAGAAGCTGCAACTGCACATTCCTCAGCCTCTGGAACTGTTCCCTCCGCAACAACGTGGTTTGGAATTCATTGTTCCTGCTCATGCTCGTGTTGGTGGTGTTTCCATCTACTATCCCAAGAGCGTGATTTACGTCCAGGCCACCTGATAGGGCGTTCAAAATTTGGGGCGTTAAGATAATGGCAGTTCTAATTTGAACACACAATGCTAATCGCTTATCGCCCTGAACTTGAAAATCCTCCTCGCGAAGGTGGTTTTGGTGTCATCACTGATAGTGGAATTATCCAACTTGCTCCTGGCATGAACCATGATGTTCCCGATACAAAATGGGAAGTCGCTAGGAAGAATGGTACAGTGAGGCGCCTTATGTCCATCGGTGCTATTGAGGAGCTTAAAGCGGAAATTAAGGAAGAACAAATTCCCGACAGTGTGAAAACTCTTGCGGGCTTCCCGATGACCGAAGCTCTTCGTTGCATTGATCTCATTCACGATGAAGAGAAACTGGACGAATGGAGGAAAATTGAAGGCCGCGTGCGCGTTCGTAACGCAATTCAACGTCGCAAAGAAGCAATTCGTACTGGAAATGCTTGATCATGGCAGTCACTTATTCTTCCTTTCTTGAACGGTTTCCTGAATTTACTCCTCATCCATCGGGGATTGTGAATGGAGCTATTGAGGAGGCTACTGCGGATGTTGGTTCTTTATTCGGGAACCAGACTGACAGGGCTGTGAAACATCTCGCTGCTCATGTTGTCGCTATTCAACTTGCACAAATGGGCATTCAAATTGGTGCCACTGAAGGTAAGGTGTATGGCGAAGGTTTAGACGCTACGCAGTATGGTCAAGAATTTAAGCGACTGCTTAACACCATTCCATCTTCTTCTGTTGGATTTGTTGTATGACGAATAGCCTACAGCCACTAGCAAATGCCACTTTGGTATGGCAAGTGGCTTCTGGCTACACCGTGGATTCTGAGACTGGAAATTACATTCCTGTTTCAAGTGGCACAACTTATTATGCCACGCTTAAGCAAAAGCGCAATCCACAATACGACTACCTTCTTGGTGCTGATAATACAGCAGTATACATGGAAGGTAGATTAACAAATCCGTTAGCTTTTGTTTCTGGGATCACGCCTGGTTCTAGTGCTCAAGCAACAATCAATGGAAGGGAGGGAAGGTTTGAGCTGTTACCAAATGAGCAAATTGCTGAACATTACTGGCAGTTTCTCGGCACGCCAATCAGAGGCATTTTTAGACTGGTTGGTAAAGGAAGCGTCTTGAACGCTTAAACCATTTCTTCTTTTCATTGAGGACAAAATGACTCTCTATCACCCCACTGAACTGGTTAAGAGCCAAGACGTGATTGTGCGTGTTGGCTCAATTGGCGGCACGGCTCGCCCTGTGATCACTCAGAGCGGCGCTACGTTCACTGTTAGCGGTGCTCCTACCCTCTATACCCTCCAAGCCGCTACGACGGCTTCTGTGGCCTTTAACGACGGTAATCAGGAATTCTACCTCCTTGGCGGCGGTGGTTTCTCTGATAGCGTGATCGTCACTTCTGCTGCTACTGCTTCCATTACTTCCTATTTCCAAAAGGATGTTGATGGTACTGTGTTCCTGCCTAATAGTTTTGATGAAGCTTTCCAAGTTGTGGCGGCTTCTCGTTATGACAAGAACCATGAAGTGTATGTTGAAATCAACAAGCAACTGGGCGTTAGCGGCACCACTTACTACTATGATCGTGTTGCATTCTGTGCTTGCGTGATGAACTACAACGAAAGCTATCCTGCTGACAATCTTGTCGAGGTTACTTTTGATCTCCAAAGCCGTGGTCGCATTGGCATCCACCAGAACGCTGAAAATACTGGTAGCATCATCCCGACTGCTCCCAACTAATTTCCCTCCATTGCTTTTTGCTAGGCTCTCCGATATGGAGGGCCTGTTTCTATGGACATAAGTCAAGTTAGGGAAGCAATTGTTACTCTTCTTAGCGACAGCCCAAATCTTCTTGGGAAATACATTTTCCCTGATGCAACAGAAATTCCTGCCGTTTATGTGGTGGGGCAAAAGAGCGTGCCTAGCGAATGGCGAGTAAAAGGACTGGAGCTTACGATTAGACAGTATCCAGAAGTGTTGCCAAATGCGGGCGTTGGTGTTGCTGTAGTGTTGCAACAATGGGAAGTGGTGTTGGTGCAATACAATCCTGACGGCAAGGAAATTGCTGATGCAATGGATCGAATGGCGAGGCGTTTTCCTGACGCAACATTCCGCTACACTCCTGGCGATGATATTGCTTAC